GATGGAGCAGCCTCTTTCAATTTCTGTGGATCGACATTTCCATGATAGATAAGTCTTTCAATGAAGACTTTACGACACTTTTCTGAACATATGTATAACTTCATACATCGCGTTCCATCTATTTTCTTGAGATGATCAGATGGCGATTCACAAATCCAACATTTAAGCGAATCTACTGTTATAGATCCTTGTACAGTACTCATTTTATATCCCCCTCACATACCAATTTCGTTTCACTTCATAACGCTCAATTTCCTTTTCATCCACTTTATCTACGATCCATAAGCCTGGAACTTTCTTCAGCTCAATAATCGCTCCCACCATTTCCGGTGTGACTACATTAAGAAAAGCTACAAGTACTTCACCAGTTCTTGTAAGACTCGATTCTCCTTTCTCCTGAATTACTTTTGCCAATTCACATTGTCTCATGTGTTTTCTCCAATTTATGTTCTTGTTCTAATGTTTTAAGTCTTTGCATGGAGAGTGACGAAGGTTTGCTATGTCCTCTTTCCCATCTATTGACTGTCTGAAAAGAAACTCCAATAAGGTGAGCTAAGGCCTCTTGAGATAATCCTAAGCGCTTTCTTAGGGCTTTGATTTCATTCATTTCTTTTTCGCTAATTTCCAAAATATTTTCCATCTCTTTAACAAATATAGACGAAGGTTTAAAGCTATTTCTTTCCCAAGAACCAAGTGATGATGTACTTACCCCAACAAGCTCAGCGAATGCTTCTTGAGATAGTCCTAAACGCTTTCTTAGGGATTTGATTTTAGTGGGAGTCATTCGTTTTCCTGATATACGTTATGGTATAACATGAAACTAAATTATTGGACAAGTGAATCTTTCTAAAATAGAGACTTCCGGCTAGAAACTGCCTTCTTATGCTTGGCTAAAGCCTCTTCTCTATTTCCTACATTTCCTGCTTTATCTATGTTCAAAGCAAGAATACGAAAACTATCTGAGCAATGAGAAGCAAAGTTATGAAGAGGTTTTGAACTCCAGCATCCTTGATTATCGTTCCATTGCTTCCGATAGGAATCTAAATACTTAATGCCAGTTGCACACTTCTCTTCATCGAAATAGCATCTGTGGAGTATGTTTCGAACTGAATCTATTCCTTCTTGAATTCCAAGATTTAACGATTGAATAAAACGAATACCAAGAGAACGAGCTATTTCAGTTCTTGTCAAACCACTTCCAAATTCATGTTGAGAGGCATCGTGAGGAACAAAGTGGTTTTCGTAAGTATAGCCCTTTGCTTTCAGCCAAGATATGTAAAACGGTAGAGCTTCACCTGAATTCTCGTAATACTCCAAGAGATTAATGCGTTGACCATCAAGTTGAAATAACCATATCGCCGTTGAATCTGCATATCCTAAATCCCATGCTGTATGCACAGTTTTTGTAGGATTGTGAAAGACTTTTGTGATGCGTCCATCTTTTCTTGCTTTCGTCAAATGATTAGAGTAATAATTGCCATCTAAGGATGTTTCCCAAGACTCTTCCGGAATACTTGGATACTCCCGCTTCATGTCTTCTTTTTGACTTTCTAACTTTTTGACATACCACGCACGTTGCCCTAAGGATAGTTTGCGATATGTTTTTGCTTCGATTGTATGAAAATAGTTATCCATCTCTGGAGTGATGAGAACATTTTTAGGCTCTAGAATATATGAAGGATCTGTGTCCCAAGAGTAAAAGTGGAAGCGAAAATCTAATTTCGTAAGTGGTTTTCCACTCCCTTGCATATCTTGCGCAGTTTTACAAATGTCGAAAAAGTACCCGTCACGACCTTCTGCTGTACTTTCGATAAATACATATTGACCTGCTGCAATTGTATTAAGTGATCCTGTAATGATCTCTCGAGCCTTTTCGGGATATTTTGCCGACAGTTTTGCCATCTCACTGACATGGAGATATTGTAAAGTCTGTCCACGCATAGATGTTCCTACACGTATGCTAGAACCATTTGAGAAGGAAAGCTCTCGCGCACTATCAAGATTTGCAGGAAGTATCTTCTTCAAAGCATCGGGTAGATTATCGTATGCAAACTTAACGCGACGAAAAAAGATCTCCGAATCTTCTCTTGTGTGGCAAATGATCCCTGCGCTGCAATTGCTATTGAAGAGGCAACGATCAAGAAATAGAAGTCCAATAAATGTGCTGATACCTAGCTGACGAGCCTTTAAAACGATATTACAATACCACATATCGTTGTAGAGTCGTTTTTGTGCCCAATTCAACTTGAAGATGACTTTACAACCTTCTTTATCGATGATGTTGTATAAGTGATTGATGCGCCAAAAAGGATCTGATAAGGTATCTTGAGCTATCTTAATGTCAGTTTTGTTCATTCTCAAAATTGTTATAGACATCTCCACCATCAGCAATCTCAAGCATGAAGTGAAGTTGATCTTTTATATCCTCAATTCCATAAACCCAATTGCGAATTAATTCATCCTTTTCGTCTTCTTGCATATCTGAAAACCATGTTGGGTAATCCTTAGGCCTGCTTGGCAATAGATCTTTTTCGAATAAAGTATGATCCAATAAGACGCGCAATAGGATCGATAATCTTCCTAAATCTTCAATCCTCTGTCTCATTTGCGAGCTCCTTACTTGTACCATCGATATTTTTTAGAATGAAAGAAAGAGGGTTTTCAGCATCGCCAGAGAGCTTTGTTTCGGTACGCTCACTCCAACCACAGATATTTCCCATGACAAATTTAGTGAAGCCCGCATTGAATTCATCTAGCAAGCCACCTTCAGCTAATTTTGTCTCCTGCCATTGACGTACTTTATTCATGACTTCCGCAAACTTACTGCTGACAGCAGCGAATTCTGGAAATCTTTGAGGAGAGTATCCCCTATCTAAAGCGAAACGTTTGAAATAGATATTTTCTGGTTGTTCTATCCATTTTTCAAAAGCCTCCGCTTCTGCTTCGATAAATTCTGTAGTATATTCTTTTGGTCTTCCACCTTCGCAATTAACATTGTATGGAAGATGTCCTATAGGTGGAGCAGGTTTTTTAGGTACTTTCATTTATGCTCCTGATGTTTTAAAAGTTATTCTATGTTTCTTGCATAATATATAAGGAGATTTAAAGAGAAAAGTGATATTTTCAAGTTGGGAAAGGAGGTGTATACTATTTCTGCACCATTTTCTGTTAACCTAAGTCAAAAGACTCAGGTAGAAGTAAATGAGTCATGCCACTGCTGCATACCATTTAGAAAAAGAAAGGACAACAACGTTGTCATTTTAACGGATGAAGTTTATTACCGAACCACGATTCAAGTGGAGAGGTATAATCCAAAGAAACTTCAAGTTCCAAAGCCATCAGCGCCAAACGGCACTGAATCTGGCATTAAGAAGTGAATCTTAACAGCATAGTGCTTTGAGATAACCTGATTATAGGCCACTTCGATGCGCTCATCGCTATCGGCGCGTCCTGGCCTATAATCATTAGTAATGACTTCGCAGCATGCATCGAGTAAATATTTTACTGAGATTGGCAAATTATCATGTTTATCTAGCTTTCTAGGAGCGTATCGTGTTATATTGATATGGCACGGCACCTTTAATAGGGGGCTTTTTGGTCTAAGGAGCATATATATGAGAGCTTTTTGCTTCTTATGACGTTTGTGTTTGACTCGCCAGTGGTCAGTACAATTAGCTTCGCTGACGGTGCGGATGGGGATGGTTATTTCGACCCAATTGAGGCCAGAAGTGCAAGAAAGTTTAAAAGGTTCATCAACTTTAATATTCATTATACACTTTTACGAAAACTCACCAGAAGCTCCAGGATCGCGTATTTCATGTTTTACGTACGATTCTGCCTTTTTCATTCGTTGCGATCAAGGATAGCTGTTTCTGTGCGAAATTAGGCCATCCTTGATCATTGATTGAATCTTAAAACGGCATTTGATCACCGTTTTCATCTTTTTTGGTAAAAACTGATTTTGATTCCCAGGATCTCTTTTCAAGGAATTCCTTTATATCTTTCTCCAAAAAGTTACTGTCTTGAATAAAAGCTTGATAAAATTCTTTCTTACCATTCTTCGAAACACCGAAGCCTGCGACGTTCCAGAACATGCCACCGTTGCCGGCTTTTTTCCGGATGTAGGCGACGCGGTATTTGCCTTCCAGGCATAGGTATACGAGTTCTTTTATATATTCATCTTCTTGAAAATGTTCATGGCTTACGAATTCAAATTTGTTCATTTTGTCTCCTGTTTTGTTCATTTTATTTTTCTTGCACGCCAAAAATCTAAAACTTTTTCTTCATATTTTTTGGTTAATATATCCTTAAATGATTTAGGATCAAGATTATACTGATAATCATTGCCTGTATCTTTATCTACGCAATAAGTCTTATTTATTTTTAGACTAGATATTTTGTTTTCACTCTTAAAAAGAATAGCAAAATCGCGATTTATTACTTTGAATTTTTCCTTTTCAACATAATTTCTCTCTAGAGCTCGTTCAATCCACCCTCCAGGATTTGGAATTGGAGTTTTAGACTCTTTCATGAGTAAAATAGTTTCTTGCAGTTTTTGCACGCCAAATTCGCCAACCCATCGGCGAATTGTTTTTTCAGTAATTCCATCTGAAGCCAAATAAATCTGAAAGCCTTTAACAGATTCTTCCCCTTCATCGCCTAGCGATGAGGAACAACTGTTCGGAGACTTTTCTTTGCTTGTTTCTTTTGAACAAGATTCTGTCTTGTTCTTTAAGTATGGCACCTTTAGTGGCACCTTTTTTCTGAATTTGTCTCGTAAAAAGGTGGCACCTTTAGTGGCACCTTTTTCGTTTAAGTGGCACCTTTTTTCTGAATTTGTCTCGTAAAAAGGTGGCACCTTTTTTCTGAAGACTTCCATTTTCCACTTGTAGTATGTCTGTACGTAGGGAATTGAATTAGATGTAGATTCTAAAATTATTCCATCGGGTCCGAAATTAATAAACACAAGAAGTTTTTCGATAATTCTTCGAGTGAGATTTAGTTCTTCAGCTGCTTCTCTTTCACTAAATTTAAATTCAAATGGCTGCATTTCTTGATGAGGTATTGCCCAACAATTTTCAAAAGACCACCAAAGAAAATTACGGAGATTAGAATTTCTTTTTTTATTCGATGAACCTAAAAAATATTTTTGCTTAAAGTAGCGTTGAGCATCGAAGAAGGAAAAAACAGGTTCAGACATGACACCTCACAAAAGGGTTGATTTTATTTGTGAGGTGAGATACCATTGGAGGTACTTTAGATCTCTGTGGTATCTCACCGCACTAACGCCTTGAATTAAATTCGGGGCGTTTTTTTTTGTCAACTTATCTTTTACTGCACCAGCAATAAACCTTTCTATTCTGATCATATTTCCCCGTGTAAGTATTCGGCCTGATGATGACGTAATGACTATAAATATCGGTGGTGATAAGGAGTTGTTTGTATTCTAAGAAGGTAATGATCGAACGGATATGCTTGTCGCTATGATATTCATGGTAGAGGCTCGTATTGAGCTCTAGCGTGTTCTTACACACTTCCGCCATTAGATCGAGGCAAATGAAGCCGTAATTGTTTATTCTGTCTGAGCAGTCATCACAAATAGGCGTTTGATAGTGTCTCAGCATCTATCCTGCTATATTAGGAAACAATATTCCCTTGATAATGCAGTGACATCTATATTTGCAATATTTTATAGATCTTTGCCGGAAGATTCTGAAGATGAATGACTTGCATTTTTAATTTTAGAAGGAATCCAATCGTATAATGTGACGCGACCATCTGTTTCTACTTCGATTGCATAGGCAACGCGTAAAGATATGCTTCCCTTTCCTTGAATCAATCGCCCTAAATTTCCTGGAGTAGTTCCTACTTTTTTTGCAAAATGATTTTGTCTAATGCCTTTTTGCTTCAGATATTTTTCTAGTTTTGTCATAGAGGATTCCCCGTTTATTTTTATAAAAGATCACTTTGTGTTGACATAAATAACACTCGAGTGATATATTCATGATTATAGACGGGATGAACCGTTTATGTCAAGTGTGAGGATATCGTGAACACAAAAGAAGCGATAAAGAATCTAGAAATGATGAGTCTAGAATTAGGAAAAGAGGCGAATAAGCCAAGAAATTACAACACAGAATTCTCCTATTATTTGGAGATGATGAGTTTTGAAATGCATAAAATGGCCAATGAATTGCGTGAACTTTCGCTAAAAATATAGCATAAGGAGATTGGGTATGTCAGCATGGAAAGAGTTTAGTTATTCAGAACTGATGTCAATACAAGGCATCGAATTAGACGAAGTTGACGCAGATTCGTGTCAAGACGAAGTTGACGCAGATTCGTGTCAGGTTCGAATCAATGTATGTGAATATGATGAATGTGGATGTTATGGTGGATGTAACAGATGTTTAATTGGATAAAAAAGGGAAAGGTATGACCCTTTCCCTAGTCTAAATAAAGATGCTAGGGTGATCTGCAGGATTCCCCAGCTGAATGAAGACAAACCCTATAGGGTTATAAACGAATAAACTGAAAACTTACAAGAAAAAAGGAAAAAACTATGAAAACCTCAGAAAATATAAATGAAATAGCCAAAGCAATGGCTTTAGCTCAAAAGGAAATTAAACCAGCTGCAAAAGATGGAGTAAATCCACACTTTAAGAGCAGTTTCTCAACATTATCTTCAATATGGGAAGCCATTAGACAGCCATTAACTGAGAACTGGTTGACAGTCTGGCAAGATGTCATAACAGGAGAAAAAAGTGTTTCGGTGACAACTAGAATTTTACATGTTTCTGGACAATGGGTTGAATTTGGTCCTCTATCAATGCCATTGGCAAAGTTTGACCCACAATCGATTGGTAGTGCTACTTCTTATGCAAAAAGATATGCCTTATGCGCTGCAATTGGTGTTGTATCTGATGAAGATGGCGATGATGATGGAGAAATATCCATGGCAAGACCAAGTGGTGTTCCTGTTTCGAAAATATCATCAAATCAAATAGCCATATTGCTATCCATGGAAGCTATACTTCCTAAAGAAGCAAAAGAAAAACTTAAGAAATGGTTAAAGAATTCTTATGGGGTAGAAAAATTTGAAGATGTGACCTCTGATTCCTATAAGAAAGTGCATTTAGCCTATGACAATGCTATAAAATTTATTGAGCAAAGTAAATTAGAGGTTGCCCATGTATAAAATGACTGAAGAAGAAATGATTGATATCCTTAGGGATAACATTTTAGAAGAAATTGACCATCACTTAAATCGAGCTGTTAGGCTATTTGATGATCTTAAAGAAATAGATCCTAAATCAGTTCCTAAAGATATATCAACAGCTTATGGAAATGTACAAGTATTCATGGAATATGTGGAGAAAAATTATGAAAAAAATTAGCTGCTTTCAGGGATCACCTGAATGGCTGGCATGGAGAAAAGGACTTCTTACAGCAACAGATGCTGCTATCCTTTCAGGAGTTTCTCCCTATGTCACTCCATACGAAGGATGGCAAAGAAAGATTGGACAGATTCCTGAACAAATAGCGAATTCTGCCATGCTACGAGGTCAACGAGATGAACCCATAGCACGAGATATGTTCATTGAGCAGTATGGTATTGCTATGACTCCTTGCTGCATTGAGAGCGAAGTTTACCCCTTTCTAGGGGCTTCTTTGGATGGTATCAGTGATTGCGGGAAATATCTGCTTGAGATTAAATCCACGGCTCCAGTAGATGAGATTCCGATCTATCACATGTATCAAATGCAGCATCAACTACTATGTACAGATAACACGGCAAAAATATGCTTTTATGTAACCATATGGAACAACCAGATCTATGTGAAAGAAGTTTATCCCGATATAATTTGGGTTCAAGATTATTTAAATGAAGCAAAGAAATTCTGGGAATGTGTAGTTTTCTTTGAACCTCCTGAAATTTCCTCTAAAGATTATAAAGACATGAATGGAAGAGACGATTGGAATTTCTATGCAGATGAGTATCGTAAGATTTCAGAAGAAATAAAAAAATTAGAAGAAGTAAAGGATAAACACAAAAAAGAGTTGATAAAACTATGTGGAGAAGATAATGGATATGGCCATGGGGTTAAGGTATTGAAAAAGATCACAAAAGGACGCATTGACTTTGAAAATATTCCAGAGTTATCACAGATAGATTTGGAAAAGTATAGAAAAGAATCCATATCTTCGTGGACAATCATGATGGACAAGAAATCATGAAAATTGGAGATATGATGAAAAGTATATTTACGATATTAATGCTCTTAAGTATTCTGCTCTTAATCACTAGCTGCTCGTACATCAACTCAAAACTGGGATGGGCAGATGATCATATAGGAGAAGAGCTTGTTGAAAGTGCAATTGAAGGAAAGACTGGTTTAGATGTTGATCTTACACCTACCACTAAGGAATAGGTAATGGAAGACGAAAAACCAAACGTCGTAGGTGTAAGTTTAATCATTATGTTTACAGTTATAGTTCTTTTTGCCTTGTTTTTCACTTGCTACGCGTAGATAATGATTTTAGAATAACCAGGAGAAGCATCATGGATCCCGCACGTTCTATCGAACCACGAAGACATTCAGAGAATTTTTTTTCAGATCTACAGCAATCAGCATCATCTAGGCGTCTTGAGAAATTAAAAAAAATTACACTTTTTGCATTGAGCCTTTTTGCAATCATAGCCATTCCAGCAACTGCTGGTTATGGTGTTGCATATTTATTACAGTATCGTTTCAAACAACGTGTGATGTGTGCTGCAATATCGGTTGCAGCAGGATTGATCATGAGTGTTGCATATAAATACTTCAAAAAATCAAGAATACAAGAGCCAGAAGAAGAAGAAACTGTTGTCGTGAAAAAGAGTTGGTTAAGTAGATTTACATCTAAACATGTAGAGAAAAATCCTCCTGAAAAAGCATGATTGAATCTGTCAGACATTCAGATAGCTCTATCTCTAATATAAGCCAATCAAGTTCATCTAATGCATTTCTGAAAATAGGAAAAATTGTCACTCTTGCTTTAGGTATTCTTATCATCATGGCTATTCCTGGCATCATGGCATATGCCATCTCAGCTCATGTTGTAGGGGTTTCTTTCAAAACATGTGTGATTGTAGGTAGTGTGACAAGTGCCTTATGGACGATCCTTATCTTGGCACTTAAACATTACGATAAGTCAAGACCTGTATCAAATTCAGTAAATAGTGATGAGGTATTGCCGGAAGTTATTCATCAATCAAATCCTGTTCTATTAGATAAAGCAGGCGAAAAGACCCCTCTTGATCCTACAGATCATACCACACATTTAAAAGTAGATATTTCAGATTCTTATGAAAAGACCTCTACAGAGCCTCTAGTAGTTTATAATGCAGAAGAAGAGTCATTAGAATCTGCTGAAACCAATCCAGAACCCGTTACGAAAGATGATTTAGACGTCCCTCCATTGATCCATCATAGTAATGGGAAAAAAGTCACATGGAGTAAATTGAAGAGATATCAGATTAGACGCAGTCCAGCGCATGAAAGTAATTTAACAGCGAATAATTTTCCACCTACTGTGCATGAATGTGACACTGAAGATGAAATGGATTCTGATAATGAATGTCCTGTAGCACCTTCTCCTTGTTATCGAACTATTTATAGGCCTCAATATCAAGAAGTGGAAGAAGCCCATCCCGATTCTGGACCATTATCAACGATAAGTCCAAAGAGAGTATTCTGGTCCACTTCAAGTATTAGAAATCCTGAGCCAAATTCAGATGACGAATTAGCCGACTCTAACATCTCTTGATTTTCTATCTTTATATTCTGGTTGAGAAAAAACTAATTCCGCATAAGCATCAGGATCAGTCGGAAGAGATGGTATTCCCTTTTTCCTAAATTCTTCATCCCATTGTTCCTTTAATCTTTTGAAACATTGCTCATATTTATGCATCAAAATGTATTGAAGACGTCTTTTCATATCCTCATCAAAAAGATCTGCGTGAATATCATTTTTTATCACTTTTTTCTGAGTTTCTGAAAGAGTGAATAACTCTTGATCATTAACCGATATTTTCATTTTTTTTCTCCTAAAACTCTAATTGACATGAAATACTACTTTCATTAACAGTAATTGTTTTTGTACCACCAGTTACAGTAACCGTAAAAGTCATTGTATCTCCGGAATCCATATCTCCTAAAATTGATCCACCTCTACTTAATGCATTATTTCCAGGATCCTTCGTAGCTGCTGGATTTTCTCGATTACATTCATAAGATCTATTAGAAGTAACAATTGCATTGGTTAAAATAGTTTGAGCTCCTATAACTGTGAGTAGGTTAAAAAAGGCAAAGCGATATCGACCTGTGAGAGGAGCTGTAAATACACCTGTACCAGTGTTGTAATCTGCATTCTGATCAAAGATTTCACTGTCTCCAATGATAGTAACCACTGTTCCATCACCTGTAGCATTTGCGGAGCCTCCTGTTTTAATAGCTAAATAGGCAGGCTGTAAAGTGCTTCTTGTATGTCCATATCGTGCTACAAGTGGTGTTTGTGTTGTTGTATTTACAGTAGAGGAGGTAGAACCAAAATTTATATCATTATATTCAATAGTACCTGCACCCGTAATCGCATTAGTATTCGTAGAGGAAATATTTACTCCATCGCAAATTAATGATGATCCAATAGACATAGTGGATGCAGTTCCAGCAGTAGCTGTCGATCCTCTCATTATATTTGTTCCAGAACCTCCAATTGTCAAAGAAGTCGTATTAATAGAACTTGTATTATGATGACATTGTCTATTTTGAAGAAGATTTGTGCCCGATGTTGTGATAGCCAATTTGAAATAGCAAAAGAACAAATTAAGTTCTCCAGCACTAGCTGTCGATGCTGTGAGAGATGCTCCACTATTTGAAAAATTGCAAAATTGTATATTCATCATACCAGCAGAAGAATGAGCAAATAGACCGATTCCTGTGGTACCTAAATCTCCTGCACTATCACTTATATTTATTGCAGAACTTGCTGAGGATGATGAATATGTGATGCCTGTGTTATTCGTGCAATTTAGATAGCAATTCTCAAGATTCACGATTGATGCTGCAGATCCTGTCACAGCCAATAAAGCTGCTGAATTTGTCTGAAGCTGAATTCCTGAAATCGTTACTGATCCGGCAGTTGTCAATGTACATGTACCAGAAATGATCACATGGCCTGTTGCATTCTTTGAAGAATCACAGCCAAATGCAGTTAAGTTCACTCCAGCTTTTAGAGTTAAATTCTCAGTGTAAGTTCCTGGACGGATAAAAATAGTTTGACTAGATGATGCAGCTGTCAATGCTGATGCAATAGTGGTGTAATTGGCTCCCTCTGCAATCGTTGGAGCAACAATTAATTGAGCTACTCCGTATCTGTTGTCGCTGCCGTTTACTGTCATTTATGCCTCAACTAATAATATTAAAACCATTCAACGACTATAATTTGACCATTAGCTCCGTTTCCTCCTGCTCCGCTATTAGCAACTGCGTCGATGCCTCCACCACCTCCACCACCTCCACCACCTGGAACGGCACCATTTCCACCATTTCCACCAGCAGTGGCGCCCCCAGCTCCGACAGAATAACCTCCGCCTCCGCCTCCGCCGAAACCACCCAAAGCAATACCTCCCGAGGTGGGTGTGACTCCATTAGATCCATTGATTCCGGTAGACTCTAATCCTCCAGCAGTTCCAGTAATAATTACTGTGCTATTTATTCCATCCACTGAAGAAGCGGCGCCCCCTGCTCTTTCTGTGACAGAATCTGCACCACCTCCACCACCTCCACCAGCAGCTACAAAATATGGCACGTTTTTTCCAATGTTAGCAGCAACGTTACCTGCTATAACTCTTCCTTGACCACCACTTGTAGCGCCAATGCCAAAATTGGCTATTGTAGTATAGGTTGTATTTCCATCAGTACTACCACCACTTCCACCGCTTACTGATGCTGTTGTTCCGCCAAGTCCATTTTGACCAGCAGTTGTAGAAGTAACTAAAACACCAAAAGAAGTAGTTCCACCATCCGTTCCCGGATTTCCATTGGTGGCGTTTGTGGTTTGTGCTGCTCCTCCAGTTCCACCAGCTCCTATAGTAAAACTTTCTGTATTACCAAAATAAGAAGTAGGACCAAAGAAATAAAGACCACCCCCTGGACCTCCGCCACTTCCACCACCAGCAGCAGCACTAGTTCCTTTACGACCAGAACCTCCTCCTGCTCCTGCACCCCATAACCAAATTTCTACCATTTGAGTTCTAGAATTTTTTGTCCAGGTACCTGGGCTATCAGCAAGATTGTATGTAGTCACTTTGACAGAATTATTTATTGAATTGTTTGTAGCCATTAATTAAAACTTTATTTTATGTAAGTGTCCAATTACCTATAGATGAAACAGCTTGCCAGGAAAGAGCCGTTGCATTAAACCGCAGTGAAATTGAATCACCAATTGCCGTGGAAACACAAGTTCCTCCAGAAGCAGTTACTACATTTCCAAGACGTATCGTTTGACCTGTATTAGCTGTTATCGTCAAAATATTAGCTGATGTACAAGCAAAAATAACTAGATCTCCGTCTACAAGACCCGCTGTAGCAGGCAATGTTCTTGTTGCTGTGGCTGTAACAAATTCACCTGTGTTTAGACTAGATGTAGCACTTCCACCTACTTGAGAAAATGGTGGACTACTAATAGTTAGAGTACTTACCGATCCTGAAGTTTTGCTTCCAGATCTTCCTAATATATTCCAATTTCCTAGAGTTGGAGATAAAGCACCTCCAGAATCTCCTGTGATCGTTTCACCAACACCAGCTGAATTTATTGAAACAAAACCAGTTCCATCAACGGTAAATCGAGCTGAGTCAAAGTGAGATACTCCGTTTAAGGCAACCGTTGATCCTACTACAGCTGTTGATCTTTGGATTTCCATTCTAAAAGAATTGGCGGCAATGGAGTTAGATCTAATGACATTTGCGCCTACTGTTCCTGTCGCTACCTGCCCTCCAGTAATCGTGATCAACCCGGCTACAGTTGGAACCACGGGATTCGTCCCTGGGGCTGTAGAAGCGTCTACTGCGATACTATCAATAGCTAATCCTGTACCACTAAGTTGGACGAATCCATTAGCATCAACACTAAATGAAGCTGAATCAAATGATGCAAGTCCTTGACTTGTGGTATCAGTAGCACCAACAGCTTGAGTTCTTTGGACGTTTACTGTAATTGTATTTCCAGAACCCGTTGTAAAAACAGGCACAACACCAGCTGGGACAGTGTCTCCTAGAATCTCCAAAGTATTAGCTATTGGTATAGCAGTTCCTACATCAGCAACAAATTCCGTTGGGATCTGTGGATTACTGCCCTCGATATCAATTATACTAACTTGTGACATCAGGAAATCCTTTTGTCTAGACGTTCAATGAGAGTATAAATATTTTCTAGTTTCTTCTCTTTGATAAATGCATCTTTTTTATAGGCTTGGATCTCTTCCATAAGACCAGAAAAATCTATCTTCTGTGTATTGATAATTTCTAAAAGCTCTTTCTTAACTTTTTCAGCTTCAGAAGGCTTAGCAGCCATTTCTGCTTTATATTTATTGAGATTTTCAACATCAGCCGATATCTTAGCAATAGACGATTTCAATTCTTTCAATTCGTTGGAAATGACATCAAAACAAGCATCATGAAATTCTATGATCTCGATTATCTCGATTATCTTTTCTTTTTCATGCTCTAATATCTTATCAAAATTATGAATCAGAGCATGAAAATCATCTAGACGTTTGTTTGCAGCATCAAATGCTTGCAAGATATCATTCATCTTTGACATAGCATCAGATTTATTCTTCTCAACTATAGAAGATAGTCTATCAAAATTTGATGTACGTTGAAGATTTTCGCTATTGCAAATGGCTTTATAGTGATCAAATTCTCTCTTTTGAGCAAATAATGAATTTCTTAATTCATTTAATGAAAGATTTGTAGCCAGCATTTGATCATTATGGTTGATGATCTCTTGCTGGACTACCAGCTCAAATTGCTTTGATATATCATTGCGCTTCAACATTAATAAAGTATCTCAATGTAAACATCACCAGATACAGGTGCTGTTACTTGTTTCACATAAAACTGCGTGCCTACTTCCAAAACATATTTATCATCAAATTGTGGATTGATATTTGACTGAATGTCAAAAAGCTTATAGCTTCTTGCCGCTACAAATAATTCTCCTGCAACAAGAGTGTTGTCTGTCGAAAATATGAGATCTCCCGCCGTGTTATTAGTGATACAAAAAGCACGCGTCATATGTGTAGTAGCAGAACCTACTACTGCATATGCTGCCGATATGCCAGCAAAACCTAATGTACGCAAAGGTTCAAAAAAAGCTCTAGCTACCATTTAATTTCTCCTATTTGCATTCTGATGTACATGCTTCTTCTTTTTCACTTTCCTGTTTTTGTGATTCGGCTAAATCTTTTTGTTCTTTATGAGCTGCAACCATACGCTCTACCATCATTCCTTTTAATTCCATGAGAAAATCATGAAATACTCCGATTGCCATATCATTCTCTACAAAGACTTTAGCTTTTCCACAAACACTTTCGAAACATTGCATCGATTTTTGGTCCATTTTTCACCTATTAAAGTTGAGGATTTTTTTAATCCTCCTCACTTTATGAAATTCATATTTTTTCGGACAACATCTTTATTAGGTCTGACCTATGATTACATACGAAAAGCTCGAGACGTCAGTCACAGCAGCAGCACCAAGAACACTATATGAAGCTACTGTAAACGATGCTCCAGCACTAATTGTATAAACTAAAAATCCGAGTGCTGGTGTAGCATTTAATGCATTTCTTGTTATAAAAATCCTATCTGTTGCGGCAATGTTCGTATTATTTACAGTAACCGTACCTCCAACTAAAGTTGCTGTTCCGATCGCATCAGTGGCCGCTCCGCCATTATAAGAAATCTTTGTTGCAACAGAAATTAAACCAGAAGCATCTAAAGTAGTGAACGCACCAGCTGCTGGAGTTGTGCCTCCAATTGCAGGAGGAGTAGCTAATTGCTGAGATACTTTCAAAGGTGTCATTGCTACGTTATCGTTTGTCGCAGCTTGTGCTTCTGCTGTAGTTGCAAGTTGCCCAATCCCAGAAACGGTTTCAGACCATGCTGGAGCACCGGCTATTGCTAAAGCATCCGCATAAGCTTTTGTAGCTACTGGAGAGCTGTTATCTGTGATTAAGACAACCCCTTCAATCAAAGTAGTAGCTGAAGGAACTAAACCACCTACAGCGCTAGCTAATGTAGCTGGACTGATATATAGTTGCTCTGCATCACCTGCTGCTGCTTCTGCTGCTGTAGCTGCTCTTGTGTCTCCTGTAAAATGTTGGTTCGATTGTTTCCCATTGTAAGAATTTGAACGACTGAACTTGGGCATATGTCTCCTATGGATTAAGACGTTTAATTAAATTCAGATATACGACTTTCCTTGTTTAACAAAAAGAAAATGTTGCAATCTTTTCCATAAGTTGCCATAATTATGGCTATGAAGCAAAAAGAATTTATCCGCACTACATTATATATCCATCATAAACTACATGATGACGCAAAAATTATGGCAGTTTTAACTCATAGCAGCATGTCACATATATTGTGTATCGCTTTGAGAGAAAAGATAGAGCAATTAAAGAGAGAAAATAATGGTAAATATCCCAATAAAAGTTGAAATCGGTCAGAAAATAAGAAATTGGACTGTAATTGAATTTGATGAGAAAAACATAAATAAAATGACTTATTATATTTGTGAATGCAAATGTGGAAAAAGATCTTCTAAGGCAATATGTGATTTAATTAGAGTGGGTCCTAAGCAATGCAAATCATGTGCTTGTAAAGAGAGAAATTTTTGTGCATTTGGCAGAAATAATTCACCCGACATGACAGGAAAGAAAATAGGTAAATGGACAGTTCTTAAAAAAGATGATTCAGGAAAATTACCTATTCATTGGAAGTGTCAGTGTGAATGTGGAAATATAAATATTGTATCTGGTACAAAATTAAGAAGAGCAAAATCACTTCAATGTAAATCTTGTGCAAGTAGAAAAGTTGCTATTACACATGGAATGGCCACAAGAGGAAAGATTGCTCCTGAATATAATTCTTGGAGTCAGATGAAAACAAGATGCTTAAATCCTAATGATAAAAAATATTCAATTTATGGTGGAAGAGGAATAAAAGTTTTTCTTGAATGGATAAATTCCTTTGAGAGGTTCTTTGCATATATGGGGAAAAAACCTACTCCAATACATTCTATAGATCGTATAGATGTTGATGGTAATTATGAACCTGGGAATGTGAGATGGGCTTCTCCTAAAGAACAAGCGAATAATCGAAGAAAAGTTCCAGTTATAGCAAGTTACAATGGCTTATAGAGAAATTTAGGAATAACTTATGGACACTGAAAAATGCCAATGCAATCTGTGCGATATGATCGAACATACGACTTGGGTAAACGTCAAAGACAGGCTTCCTAATGAAGAAGAAGAATGTCTTGTTTGCTCTGAAGATAATTTATATGCTCTAGCAGCATATTTGAATAAAAAATGGTCTCCTTTTTGTGGACATGAATTTGATAAGATGAAGTTTAAGGTGATGGCATGGATGCCTCTCCCTAATGCCCCCAGGAGGAAAAATAAAGAGTTATGATATTTGGTATAATAAGTTTATGTCTTATCATATCCACAGTAGCATACCTATATTTCACAGACGAAAAGGACTAATATGGAATGGTTACAAGTTTTAAGTTTATTTTTAGCTAATGCTGGATTAATCCTATGGTTTAGGTCAGAATCTAGAAGCGATTGGAAGCATATGGATGCTAAAATTGATGCAATTCAAATGGAAATAAAAGACTTCCATGGAAGATTGTGCGCTATTGAAGAAAGAAAGAAGAAAAAAACAATTGAATAATTTATAAACATATAAAAATTCTCGAGCAAATTCTATAGAAAACAAACAATTTTATACAAACAGGAGAATAAAATGATTTATATTATAACAATACCATTAGCTCTAATATTTTCATTTCTTTTCATGTGCTTACTTTCGTGGACAGATTAAATAAGGAGAATTCACTTTATGCTTCCAAATAAACTTGATGATGGAAGAAGAGTTTTAAGGCAAAGAACTTTTCTAAAGACACTAGGTAGAGGAAAAGCATCAGGAAAATCACTAAAAGGTTTAAAACAGGAGATTAAAATGATTATATTTCATGCAATTTTTGGTTTGATAGTAGCTAATTGGATTTGGGAAACTTATATAGCACATCCTGATGGCGATGATTATACAGATGGATTGTATTAGCTATTTCTTTGAATAGTTTTCAAACTTTTCTGCTTCTTTGTCAAACTTTTGTAAAGCTTTATTCATTGCAGCAGAATTCCCTAATGATGCTTGTCTAACTACCTCTAGATAGTGATTTCTTAAAACTGGGCTTCTAATCATTCGATTCATCACCTGAATAGTTTTTGCCGCGGCTGCAACTGGAATCGCTGCACCTGCAATAGCTGGGAGTTTAATTAAACCTGATGCCGCTCCTACATGAAATAAAGATTTAGCCATATTAGATTGCAAAGGCCGTGCATGTTGTTGAACAAATTCAGAAATTTGATTACTTCTTTGTGTGACGGCAAATGCTTGATTAGCTCTTTGATAAGTATTCCACCATTGAGGATTTGCTCTTGTTCCGTAATTTTCCATACTTGCAAGTAATGCTCTATCTACTTCATCAAGATAATGTCTTGCTGCTGCTCTATCGGGAACAGGATTTAATTGAAATCCTCCTAATTGT